GCGTCAGTTACTAGCCCACTAACCGCCTCGACTTCATCCTTACAAATAATATGCAGCGAAACTGTAGGGTTATTTTTCGGCATTGAGGTGTTCCTTCAGCTTGCCGTACATTACCTGGATAGACTTGGCGTAATATTTCAGATTTACCACTGTGCGCCCGTGCTCAAACTCATTAGCTAGCTCGTCAGTACGGTCTTCTTTAATGAAAACGTACATAATGCGCTTGGGGTCGCCTTTCTCGGGCTGGAGGCCGACTAGCTTGTGTCTGTGGTAATCCAGGTAGGCGGCTAGAGCCGTGTCGGAGGTGGCGAAGGGGTCAGGAGTTGGCATTTTTTTGCTCCAGTCGTTTCATCACTGTTTCAAAGTCTTTTATCAACATATAAGTGCCGCTTAAATCGACATAGTACCACTTGCCCCAGTGCCTAAGCAGGTAGGCTAGCGGTGCCATATCGTCTCTTAGTTTGATTATCTTCACGATATTACCCTCCCTGTATCAGGATTATATTTCTTCTGGCGTTTAACACGCCGGTTGGATGAACGTAGGGGTTCCTCAGTTTGGTAGAGGTACATGGCTTGGGCCATCGCCATCACGAGGTCATCGTGGGCCGATTTCTCAGCCTGGGCTCGCCACTGGGTAGTAGTGCGGACTTCGACGAAGCTAAACATCTCGTTAATCGTAGGGCGGTCATAGATTTGGATTAACTTCTTGTCCACAGCTTCTTTGAGCATGTTTAACATCGGGGTACGGGTGGCGACGTTAGTATCTAGCCCCCAGCGGGGGTCATCGGACAGGTTGTACTTAGTGCCAACATTTCGCTTCTGACGGTATATACGGTACTTCTGGAGCCGGTTTAAGGCGTGGAGGCGGTCTAGTTCAAACATGCCCCCAAAGTTGCGCTCAAAGGACACTACGGGCTTCACACCAGTTTTGTCATAAATACGCTCTAACTCAGCGTGGATTAATGGGGTAGCCTCCGTAATAATTACTTTCTTGTGGTAGACAGTCGGGACATCGAGGTGGGTTTTACTTAGAAACTGCCCGGCCGTGAAGTCACCACCGCCTGCGGCGCAGTCCACGGCACAGATAATAAACTCGCCGGGGCGATAATCTCGATATTTACGAAACACCTAGGGGCTCCCGGGCTAGTTTGAGGTAATCTTGGAGGGCAACCCGGTCGAAGAAGTTGGCGCCGGTGGCTAGGAAGGCTTCTTCAGGAGACATCGGGTATTCCTGGGGAGCGAGACGGCCCAGTTCCTTGCGTTTCCGCTCCACGAAAGCCTCATCGTATTCCCAGGTAGGGTCGTAGAAGAAGGTTTGGTAGTTACGGGCGCCAACACTAGCTTCGTCCCAGAAGGTTTTGAACTCGTTGTAGCCGAAGGCCGTGGTCTCTAGCGTAATCATGGCGTCGTTGACCACAGCTTCGCCGGCGCCAGCTAATAGATATTCGAGATTGTCGCTCTGGGATACCTCGGTTAGGTGTAGGAAGGTAATGTCGTCACCACGGCCGAAGGAGTTACTGCTGGCTGTGCCTACCCGTAGAGAGTTGGTATAGGTGGTGCCATCTGGACGTCTACTTTCTCGCACCATTTCGTTCCTGGAGTTGTATTTCATCGGGACTTTGATTTTGTTTTTGAATTCATAACTTTTAACGAAGTGCTTAGCTCGCTCTAGTTGTTTGCTAGAGGCGTTTTTGTCGAAGCTCATCGAAACACAGCGTTCGTTCTCTCCGTAGAGGAATTTGATGACAGCTATGGCCAGGAGGACTGAACTGAAGCCCATTTTTCTAGCTTTAAGAATTACATTGCGCTCAGTGGCGTTCTCGAGAAAGTGGTTCTGGGCTTTGTTTAAATGAAAAGGGACTTCCTGTTTGTCCTTGTTGACAATTGTCAGGTTGTCCTCGATAGCGGCTCGGTAGCCCTCGAAATTAAACTTATACATTTAGCCCATTCGTTCTCATTATAATTTTAACTTTAGCGCTAACGTCGGAATAAAACAAGCCCCCAGGGGTTATGCGGGAGCTTGTTTTGCCTTTGGGAAGGTAGTGTATGCGGGTGGACTATTTTGGCCACCTAGGCCTAACTATACTCCCCGCTGTCCTTGGACTGTCAACTATTAAATAAGTCTTTCAGCGCCTCATTTAGACAAGCTAAATAAGTTGGCCGAGGTAGTTGCGAGCCGACAGTGGGTCGTTAGCAATAGCGTCAGCTGGATGCTTAGCGTTGTTCTGGTTCTGTGAGGCATTCGGAACAAGTGGAGCTGGGTTTAGCTCAGGGTCAGTCTTAGGGTCGTATTCCTCGCCGAAGGTAGCGGCCTGGGCACGCTTAACATTAACTGAGTGGTCGTCATCGGCGCCTAAGATGGCGTCTGTAACGTTGAAGCGCTCTTTGCTTTGGCCTTCTAGACGTGAAGCAGCTTCGGCACCAGCCTTCTCAACGGTGCTGTTCGTGGCTTCCACGAGGGCTGCGTTCTCTTTAGCTTGCTGCTCAGGACTAACTACTTTGCGAGTATCTGGGGTGTTATCGTTTTTTGCCATGGTCTCTAATCTCCTTAATTACTAATTCTTATTATATATTAAATTTAAAATTGTAAAGCTAATTATATTATTGGGTAGCCCAGATGCCGGACTGTGAGCTCGCATACCAAGCTGTACCATCGCTGATGACGCTGATTCTGTCCCCGGCTATATTGGTAGCGGCAGTGTTCTTAATGCCTGTCCCTGCGGCCGTGGAGACAGCTGCACCACCTTCGCTGGCCTTGATGTTGAAGACGACAGAACCAGTTGGGTTGATTAATACTTCCCCGGCAGCACTACCTGCTATAAAGCTGTACTCCAGCCCGGCCTCAACTGCCGGGAGGGTGAAGGTTTGGGTAGCGGAGGTTTTAGTGGCTAATGTGACAGTCCCCGACTCTGCAGCAGTGTAGGCCCGGGTATCGGCTACAGTGGACACGAAGTTACGCTTGCCTACCATAGCGTCCCTATCGACGTAGGTACCCTGGCTGTCTAAGTATGAATCTGGCATAGTTATTCCTTAAAGTTATGTTTCAATTTGATTATATCAGAATAAAAAAGAACCCCCCTCTTTTTACGGAGGGGGTCTTGCGTGTTCTTGGCGCTTAGAGTTCTATCACGATATTCTAAGCTTGTAATTTAATTATAGTCCATGCTAGTATAGTGTCAATATCTATCACGATATTCGGCAGCAGCCCACTGATGGGGAACGGAGCCGTTAAATCCTAAAGGTCATCAGCCTGTGATACGGATACCTTAATTGCACTGGGGCTAAATGCTAGAGAATAAAAACCTCTAGCCCTAGGGAATAAGGACAACGGCTAGAGCAGGGGCGGAGCCCCTTAATACTATACTTTTTATAGCTATGTAACTAAACTAACAGCATAACCACTTTAATTAGTACCGACTAATAAAAATAGATAGTGAGTGTATATAAGTAAATTAATATTATTTTATATACATCGATGGTACCTACTGAATAATGCCCCTAGGGGGTGGTTTTAGGCTACCCTAGCTACCTATATACCCCCATACACACACCCTCACCTCTGTTAGCTATGTCGTACAAGGTATATTGTCGGACACTACCCCTGTTACAGTCCGTACTTACCCTTGTTACCTGTAATATGCTGGTGGAAGTGTAAGCTACCACCCTCTGTATTCTGGTATGCCCCTGCTACCTTGAGTGCTGTGTCTAGATACTTGTGTCTAATGGCCATGTCTGGGCTTCTGTCTACTATGTCTCCGCTTAATGAAGTGGTCACTTTCTCTGCTTTTAGACCATCGTTCATAACCCTGAATAGCTTATTAGGAGTAATCCCTGCAGCTTCCATAGCTTCCTGCCAACCTCTGGTCCTTGTTACCTTACTAGGTGACTTAACTACAGTATCGCTATAGCCTGCCTGCTTCATCACCTCACCAATACTACTTCCCCCATTATCTGCCAATATCTTAGCTGCCTTTATATGTCTAGTTGTCATACTGTAATAGTAATACTTTGCATGGGTAGTGTCGAGTGTTAGCCCTGTTACAAGCTATCCCGTTACCCCTCTCACCTTGTAGTTTATCCACACCCTTGCGGGCGGATTGGCAATATTACTATTGACATAGTTATTATGCGTATGCTATACTGCTTATAGTGAAGTTCCCATCAATGAGTCTTCACCGCACAATTGACAGTTTAATAGCCGGTAATAGATAGCAGAAGTCTAACCTACCACAACGCTTACAAGGTATAATCCCGGCTTAATAACTGTTTTAACAATCAAGATTGATTAGCTAACGCTAGTAATAATCGTGTGTTTCAGGCTTAAAGCCAAAAGCAGTATATAACTATGAAACCACTGCCCAATTGTTGCTAGCTATGGCTAATCAATTAATTAACAAACAGGATTAAACAAAATGTACATCATACGAATGGTGAGCGGCGGCAAGCCCTCAATCGAAGTCCGGAAGCCACGAGCAATTAAGCACACTGGTAAGTTTTAAGGAGAATAAATAGCATGAGTTACGAACCAGAACCCCTATACAAGATAGTTAAGTTTAATTTAATAGATATAGTCCTAGCTGTTGTGCTTGGCATTATAGTCGGCGGGTTATTCCTAGCCGTTGTGAGTGCAGAGTCTAGGCACAACGAGGTGCAAGGCAGTAGCCCAGTGCTAGACACAGCTACAAGCTCCATACAAGGCTCTAGCCACGTTTTACAGGGCAATACTGAAGACTTAGGCACCTTACAGCCTTCGTCCAGTGCTGCGGC